TTGGAAGTTGTTTTGAAGAATATGGGTTAGTAAGGTTCGTCTTCACTACCCCTATCGTAAGTATAAATAACATCAGTAGGTAATCCCCATTCAGTATAAAAGTATTTTCTTAACTGACCTTGGATATCATCGGTTGTGTCCAATCCAAACATGCTCTCCAAGTCGTTATAAATGTCTCGTCTTAACATTATAATATCTTTGAAAGAACCGTGGGAAATAATTACTAATGGCTCACCTGATTTGTTAATATACCAATCATCATGTCCTCCATTTTTGTTAATTAATTTAAGGTCACCCAACTCAGAGTTTAAGTAACTTTCAATAATATCATTTAATCTTGATTCAGTAATTATGTATTTCATTTTATTAAATAGTTACGATGGACCATTTACCCTCAAAATCTTCAACCAAACAAGTTGAGTTTTCACAGAAATCTCCTGAGTTCATATAGTCATCCGTTAATGTTGGTTGGTGAATATGTCCACAAACGGTAACATCATATCCCTTTTGTTTGGTTAATGCTCTTGCATTATCTTCAAAGTTGGATACAAAGTTTATGGCACCTTTAACACTCTGTTTTATTTCATTTGCCAATGAATGATATGGTAAGTTAAACCACTTTCTAATGTAGTTGTATAATGTGTTAAATCTAATTACAAAATTGTATGACCATCCACCAAGAACCGCTAACCATCTTGCCTCCATGATAACAAAATCCAATACATCACCATGATAACAATAATAACTTCTTCCGTCGGCACCAATGTGCATATACTTCCTAACAATCTCAATGTTATTTAACTTAAACGGTATAAATGGTTTAAGGAAATCGTCATGGTTCCCCCTGATATAAATTACTTTTGTTCCTGTCTCACTTCGTTTCATAAACTTCCTGAATATCTTTGAACAATTTTTTTTCCACTTACCACCATTTTTAAGTGCCCACCCATCTATGATGTCGCCGTTTAATATTAATGTTTCAGATTCATTCTCTTCCAAGAATTTAATAATCTTATCTGTTTGTGATTGTCTGGCACCGAGATGCAAATCACTCATTACTATTGTTCTCCATTTATTCATGACCAATAACCTTTACCATCTTTAAAATATTTTTTATTGTTTCTATTGAAGAATAAAGTTACCATTAATTTTATCATATAAAACATTCCTTTATTTTCAAACCTTCTTGGTGTTGTGAACACAACTCCATTATGTAGTATAAACTTTTTTGATTTTATTTTTCTTGATAATTGATAATCTTCAGCAACCAATACCTCCTCATCAAATCCACCCTGTTTCCAAAACGCTTCTGTATTCATTAACATAAATCCACCTAATGCAAATGGTTCAAATGGTTTTATTAATTTTTGTTGTTTATAAAAACTATTAAATGCTAAGTTATATTTTCCATTTGTAGATTGGAATTTGGTTGTTAATAAATGCCCATCTTTTTCAATTATTTCTCTTGTAACTTTGGATAATAGATTAACATCCAAGATGAATATATCAGCATCCAAAAACAATATGTAAGGTGTTGTTGTTAATTTAGCACCATTGTTTCTTCCTACAGATGGATATCCTCCACCAATAATTTGTAGATTAAATTTATCTCCTGTTCTGTTTTGTAACTTTTCTTTAGTTCCATCATCAGAATTGTCAGAAACAATCACTGATACATCTTGAATACCTCTTTGATAATTTAACAAATCCAATGTCTTGAACACAATATCACCTTCATTTTTACAAGGTATTACTATTGTTAAATATTTATGTAAGTCCATACCATAAATACCTCACATATCACAGTATAGTTTCTTTTATTCCATTTTTAATCACACCATCAATTGTACCTCTATGATGATATTCCTCACCATAAGTTTCTTTGATTCCATTTTGAAGGGTATCTTCAACTGACCAATCCTTACTAAATTCAATTGCCATGGTATGTTTCACCCCATTTTGAATGGTTTCTTCAACTAATCCTTCAAAACCAATAGATGTAAATGTACCATCTTCAACACCTAAAGTTTTCTTCACACCATTTTTAATAGTATCTTCAACTATTTCAACCTTAGGGTGTGGTATAAAGTAAGTATGTTTAACCCCATTTTGAATGGCGTCTTCAATCGCAAATGAATCTTCAATTGATTCAGGTGAAGTTAATTTCACCCCATTTTGAAGGGTATCTTCAACCAGCTGCAGATTGTGTTGTTTTACCATCTTGGTGTGTTTCACCCCATTTTGAATGGTATGTTCAACATGCCAATAATGCAAATTCTGCAGGTGCTGGGTGTGTTTCACCCCATTTTGAATGGTATGTTCAACTTTTTTTTTGTTTTTTAAATTGTGTGTTTTGGTGTATTTCACCCCATTTTGAATGGTATCTTCAACTACATTACTCGTGTTCCATTTTCCGATGGGGGTGTATTTCACCCCATTTTGAATGGTATCTTCAATCGCAAATGAATCTTCAATTGATTCAGGTGAGGTTAATTTCACCCCATTTTGAATGGTTTCTTCAACATAGGCAATACGCATCATCCCATCAAAAAAGGTGTGTTTCACCCCATTTTGAATGGTATCTTCAACCAGCTCTAGTGGCATTGTGTGGGGTATTATGGGGTGTTTCACCCCATTTTGAATGGTATCTTCAACACTTACCAACATCAAACTATTATCCAAATGGGTTGAAAAACACCCATTTTGAATGTTATCTTCAACCCATTTAGTGATATAGTGTTGATTTTCAACAACATCAAACCCCAAATAAGCAAACAAATTCTTGAAGAAGCTGTAATTATACCACAAAGTCCCTTTTTTGGTTAATTCAATAACCCATTCTTTTCTTTCCGTGAAAATTAACCATGTTGAACCTACTTTTGTATATATATCAGCACCAGCAACCTCATCGTTAATTAACCTATTTACAATCTTTTCCATGTTTTGTTTTTTACTCAGTACGACCTAAATAATAGTAAAACATATCCGAATATTCAAATCCGATTGACATAATATTCGTTTTACTATCTACCCTTGAAAGGTAAAGATAACAATTTTGTGTAAGGGTGAAAAAAATTTCTTAAATAAAAAATAATTTGAATGAATTATTCATCTATTTTGTCACAGTTTTGTGATTTTTTTAAAAGAACCGTTGCATGCACACCTAAATAATTCTCAATATGACGAGCGATTCTATTTTCGGTTTCATTTCCATAATATTTAGGAGTTAAAACTAAAACAATATAATCCAAGGAATTAGGAACTTTTATTCCCACCACATCACAAAGGTTACCATCCATATAAGATATCACAAGTTCTTCCATAGCACGACCTAAAACACCTCTGTCAACATCATCTTTTTCAAATTTTTTAATAGTAGTTTCTAATTGTTGTTCTGTTATAATGTATTTCATATTAATCTAATTTAATGTTCTTCCAACTCTGCCACTCATTATGGTTGGTCCTGGTGTTAATCCTCCCAATTTGTAATGTTCTTCCAACTCATTCCAAATGGAAAAAGAACGCGCTCCGGTGTTAATCCTCCCAATTTGTAATGTTCTTCCAACCAATCCTTTATAACTTTTTGAGTTTCATCAAACTCCAAAGAAAACATTGAAGAAATTGTATCCCAAATTTGAGGCTCAACCAAAAAACGATTTGTGTATTCATTCATTTCAGCAATAACTTCACCATCTTTAACCCAAAAGATTGAATTAGGTTTATTTTTTGTTCTTTTCTCCTCATGAGGTTCAAACTGAAAAGAGATAAACTTATCAATAGTTTTATTATATTGCGATTCTGTTATAATGTATTTCATATTAGTATCCTGTTATTTTTTTTCTATTAACGACATCCACAATATCTAAGTAGAAATCTTCAAGGTCTCTTTCACCTGACTCTGTTTGTTGAATCACCTCAGGTTTAGTGTATAATGTATTTTTAACAATAAAGTCAATCATTTCTTCATCTGTAATACCTTCAGGTTTAGTTGCTTCAGGTATACATTCGTGTGTTCTTTCCATTGTATCAATTCTGTTGATATATAATCCTGATTCACCAACTATTTTTTCAAATTTAGGAATCATTACGTCTTCATACCATTCTTCAATAACATGAATTACATATGATGGTTTAACACTAAATAAATTGGAAATGGTTTCTACAATTTCTTTGGCAACTAGTAAATGACCTTTATCAAACCTACCATCCTCAAAATAATAATACGCACTAATTGTTCCTTTACCGTCAATACACCAATCTTCAACAAGATTGCCATAATTACGAGATTTTTGACCAATTTTTCTTTTACCATCTTCTATATATTGATTCAAAAACTTATTAATCCCATTCTGTAATGCGGGACTACTTCTATTGAATCTATTAAATTGCTCTTCCGTGATTATAATTTTCATTAATAATAAATACTATGAGATTAATTAATAAACCCCCAAATTTCTGTGAGGGTTATTCGTTGTCATTTTAATAAAACAATACTATTAGTTTTACCCTTTTTAATTAACCCATCATAACTAAATCTATTTGGTCCCGATAATTTCAAAGTTAAGTTTAAATTGTTGAAAAATGTTTTGATGTGTTTTTGACAATTAAATTCAATTATATTACCCTCATACGAAATTATTCTTCTTTTAGCGTTATTATTATTTCCGTCTTTTCTATTTTCAGACATTTTTAATTTACTCTGTTCTGTGTGTTTACGATATGGATTTTCTTCAAAATGTTTTTTAATTCCATTTTTTATATTTTCAATGTCTTTTTCAGTTCTTTTTTTACCTTTACCGTACCCTTCATGACCAATTAACGCTCTACTTAGTTTATCTTTATATTCTTTAGAATTCATAACACTTTTGTGTTTTTCGGAGTTTTTAAGAGATTCGCTGATTTTATTTTTAGTTTTTTCCGAGTGTTTTTTTCTCATACCATCTCCCCCTTCAGTTAAATTCAAACCATTTTTACCATAAAAACTATCATATTGTTTAATGAATAAAATCTCTAATTCATTTAACTCACTATTGGAATCAGAAAATACTAAAATTTCTAAAGAATGATTTTCAAAACCATATTTTATGAATGAATTATATAACTTATTTTGTCGTTCACAATGTAATTTAGAATATTTTTGAAATCTAAGTCGTAAATTTTTTGTTCTACCAATATAGATTTTTTTGTTAGGTGAAATTATTTTATATACACCTCCTTGTTTGGGTATCTCATCAATATTTATCATAATATTTATATTTGTCGTTATTTATAAATATCTAAAAATCCCTCATTTATTGAGGGATTTTATTTTATAACTTATTCAATAGTTCATAAGCACGACCTAATCTTGTAAGTCCACATCCCCAACCAAATCTTGGAAAAAAATCAAATGATAAGAATTCTTCCAATTCTTTTTCAACCCTTTCTTTACCAAATAATTCAAACAATTTTTCACAATATTTTCCATCTTCAATTGTATAAAACATCTCTCTCATTTCCTCAACATCACAACTTCTTTCCGCAGAACCTATTGTTTCTTGCCCATATAAGATAACATCAACTTTATTAAAAGTTCCATTTTCACCTTTTTTCATATTCCAAAATGGATTCGTTCTTTTCGGGAAATGTTGAAGTGATATTACATTTCCAATTTCATTCCACATTTTTGTTTCATGTTCCGCCTCTAATATTTCGGTTCCATATTCTTCACATAATTTATCATAATTAATCTCAACCATCTCATCTGTAAATCCAAGATATTCTAACAAATCTCTTTCCAATTTTATTAAATCTTTCATAGTTCCCTTACTTTCAACCTCAAACATTGGAAATACTTTGGAGTGTCTACCTTCTATGGGTGTTTTCTCATCTCTATATGATGTTGTAATACAAAATATACCAGGTAATTCAGGATTTTGTAATAAAACTTCCTCTAAGACCATTTGACCTGTCTGAATCATTGGCCACTCTTGGCCATCAAATTTATATTTAACAATGGAATGCGGATTTTCACATGCCGCCAAGATAGATAATCTTGATTGTGTTGGGACTTCAATAAATCCTCTTTCTAAGAAGAAACTTCTCATCTTCTGTACTAACTCGTTGTAGATTTTTGTGTTTTTCATTTTTTGTTTTTTTTGTTTTATGTTTATTTATTTGTTATTGTAATGGCAAAAAAAAATCCCATCAATAAATGATGGGATGATTGTTAGATTTAAAATCTAATATATTGGTTTCATAGTTATTCGCTCGGTGGTTTTTTAACATTAAAAATAAATATACCACAAACTTTGAAAGTGTAAATAAAATTAATTATATTTGTAATCCACCACAAACACTAAATTAAAAACACACAGATAATAAAATGAAAAAAACAATCATCTTTGTAACATCGGTAGTGATGTTCACTAGTTGCGTAACAAACACAACAGATACTACAATAAAAACAACAAACACAGATACAACCTCAGTCGTACTTGAGTCGGCGGATGTAACCGACTCTACAATCACAACCACCTATACAGTTACAGCGTCAGAAACAAAGTAACCTTTAATATCAATATATTAAACAAAAATAAACCGTAAAAATTAAAAATATGAAGTATCTATTTTCAATATTATTTATTGCACTCGTGGTGGTAATCATTGTAACCCCAAAACCAGAATTCAAAACTACTCAAAAAACCTGTACCATTGATTCAGTAGAGTATCATGGAATGGGTCATGACAATATATCACAAATTGACCCCTATTGGAAAATACATTTGAAAGAACTAAACATGTGGTCAAGAACTCACTTTAATCATACCAAAGGTGACTCCATTGATATTTATGTTAAACAACTTAAGAAATGAAAAAAGTATTGTTATTGGTCTTATTGACTAGCTTATTGTCATCGTGTCTAATCGTTCGCGTACCTCATAGAAGTCCTTGTGGATTACCACAACACAAACCAAAGTATAAACATCATCATAGAGGTCATTGCGGATTACCACAATACAAACCAAAATATAGTCATCATCATAGATAACTATTTCAACTCACCTATAATAACTTTGGGATTAACTCCCATTGCAGCTGCGGTACATAACCTTGTATTACCAGCAACCAAGTGATATCGGTCACCAAACTTCAAAATGAGTGGTGGTCTATAATCCCCACTCATTATTGCATCCTTTAATTTCAAAGGTGAGCTTTTGTGATATTTTTTGGCAAGTTTAACAACTTTACGCATGTCACCTTTTTCTATTTCATTAGATTCTGTATTCTCTAACTTTTTCCAAACCTTATCATCAAGTTTGGTTTCTCTGGATTTCTTGAAAACATTCAGAATTTCTTTAACAGATGTTTCATATTTGTCATCGCGACTTAAATCCTGAGCAGCTCTTTCAATCTCATCCATTTCATCTTGGAAGTATTCTTTTTTTTCTTCACCCTCAAGTGATTCAAACATAATCCCTTTGATTCTGTTAATCTCTTCCGTAAGTTTCATACTTTACCTATTAAATAATGTGTGTTGAATAGAATAACTCATCGCTAACAACCACAATATGGTCAATCCTGTGATGAATATTACTGTTCCTACTTGCTTTGCAATTTTATTTATTTTCGCCATATAATAATTTTGAATAGTTTGGAAATTCATTTTCAAATTTTTTAATAAAAACCCCTGATAAAATATTACACATATTCTCTTCAGGACCACCTATATCTTGTATTTTTTTCTTATCACTTACACCCATTTTCTGATGTTGATATTCGTGAACCCACTCATGTCCCAAAGTTCTTAAAATATCAATCAACAATCTGTTACCCGCCAAGACATACATCTTACCATGAGGGAACCTAACACCTGTTGTCATCTTCACACTCCTATCATAAACAAAGTTGATATTAACATCATTACTCAAAGGTAATTCTTTTTGTAAAAATGCCGTGAACTTTTTTATAACCTCAACTTGTTCAGGTGTTATTGATTTATCATTTATTTTAAGACAAACTTTCATTAACGATAAATACATTAAATGAATGTTTTAGTGACATGCGTTCCATTCTGTTAGGATAAACTCCAATTTAATGTCACAGATGCGACCGTACCGATTCTTCCAAACATAAACACATAAACCACCACTAGAACACATGTATG